ATACATGCCTCAAGTTCTGGAAGAGAACAGTAAGGAATGAATGCCATACCAGGACCACGACCCTGAACGGAATCAAGCATGATCTGATACTTCAAATTAGAAGTATAGATATGCTTTTGTTCTGGACGAAGAGTTTGATAGTCGCCACGATCTTTTTGAAGAGAGACCTCTTCAGGTCTCCAGAAATAACCTAGTTGCTGTGTGGTAAGCCTATCAAAAACTGGATACTTGTATGAATCATATCTTTGAATTCCTAGTGGTTGACCAAAAAACATTGGCTGTTTTTTGGTATTAACTTTTTCTGTATTAAAAACCGTCATTCCTTTAATTTTAGTTTCCTCTTCTATTGAAGAAATTTTAAATTGCATACTAGTCTCCATTCACATTGAATATTTAAACAAATTAAACACTACAGCTCTCACATTCACTTTCATCTGAATTCATAATTTCATCTAACAATGAGTCTAGCTCTTGTTTTGGTTGTTCTACTACCTCATCAGTTTTAATATCATAAGTATTTTGATAATATGCCGTCTTATGGCCATACTTATATGTGGTCAATAGATCATTCGCCATAACTGAAACAGGAACCTCATTATCTGGGTAGTGCTCTGGATTATAGGACCAATTTCCAGAAATTGCCTGATCAAAGAACTTTTGCATCACAGAAACAATATTAATATAACCACGATTAGACTCCATGTCCCAAAGTAGCGTATAATTGTTTTTAAGAGCATGATATTGTGGAACAATCTGTTTGAGTGGACCTTTTTTGCTTTTCTTAATGGACAAGAATCCTCTAGGAGGCTCGATGCCATTGGTGGCATTTGACACAACGGAACTGCTCTCCGATGGCATCTGTGCGGACAGTGTTGAATGTCGGAGTCCATGTTCCAGGATAGATGACCTAAGAGATTCCCAGTCATGTTGATGTCCTACTGAAGAAATTTCATCTACTTCTTTTTTGTATGTATCGATTGGTAAAATCCCATCAGCATACTTAGTACGACCGAAATATTCGCAATATCCTTTTTCTTTAGCAAGTTGATTGGATGCCTTTAGCAGATAATATTGGAAGCTCTCAGAAAGTCCGTGAACCGCATCCCATGCTTCTTGAGAGTCATAGTTGAATCCAAGTTTAGCAAGATAATGAGCAAGGCCAATATATCCAATACCAAGTGACCTACGACGCTTTGTGAAGTTCTCCGCTGCTTTTACTGGATATTCTTGATATTCAATAATCTCATCCAAAGAACGAACTGTAAGGTCACATAGCTCTTCCAATTCTTCATCGGACTTCACCTTCCCGACATTAATGGCAGAAAGAATACAAGTGGCAATCTCCGCATAATTATCATCATCAATATGCTGAATTGGTGTAGTGGGTTCGGTGATTTCTTGGCACAAATTACTCATTGTAATTTGATCTTTATAAGAACTATGGGAATTACAATGATCGATATTCATAATGTAAATTCGACCAGTTTCTGCCCTTTCTTTTAGCACATTCAATATTAGTTCTTGTGCTTTGACCTTTTTCTTTGGAATAGACGGATTATTTTCATAAGACTCATAGAGGTCATCAAATGTAGATAATCCAAAGTTATCATACAGTCCAGGTACATCGTTTGGAGAGAAAAGCGTGATTTCTTCATTTTTAATGAACCTCTCATAAAATAATTTACTGAACTGGATAGAATAATCTAGTTTACGAACACGATTATCCTCAGTACCCTTATTGTTTTTGAGAACAATAATGTCTTCTATTTCTTGGTGCCAGATTGGGAAGTGGACTGTCGCGGATCCACCTCGTATGCCATTTTGCGTACAACATCTGACAGTTGCTTCAAACTTCTTGAGAAATGGTACAACACCCGTGTGTTGAACTTCTCCCCCTCGGATTTTACTGTTGATGCCACGGATTCGACCAGCGTTGATGCCGATCCCCGCCCTCTGTGCAACATATCTGCCAATAGCCATATCACTACTAAAGATACTATCGAGGGTGTCATCAACATCAACAAGGACACAGCTAGCAAATTGTCTAAGCGGAGTTCGCACTCCCGCCATGATTGGTGTTGGGATGTTGATTTTGTGTCTGGAGATTGCGTCATAGTATTTTTTTATGTAAGATAATCGTGTTTCTTTTGGATAATTAGAAAACATCGTTAATGCAATCATGATATACATGAACTGGGGAGTTTCGTATAATTTCCCAGTGCTACGATCCTGAACCAAATACTTATCTACTACCTGCCTGAGACCTGCATAAGTAAAGATGAAATCACGATCATGATCAATCATAGAATTGATCTTATCAATCTCTTCTTTTGAATATTGATCATATACTTCATGATCATATACTTTAAAAGAAACACAATTATTAATATGATATTCTAGATGTGGAATATCCTTCATGCCACCAAAGATACTCTTTCTAGTAGCATACATCAACAACCTAGCAGCAACATACTGATAATTTGGATGTTCTAAGTCAATGAGATCACTGGCACTTCTAATTAAAATCTCTTGAATTTCTGCAGTGGTAATTCCACTATAAAATTGAATACCAGACTGCATTTCAACTTGAGACGCAGAAACGCCAGAGAGGCCCCTACAAGCCTCCTCAACCATTAAATGCATCTTATCGAGATCTAATGACTCAATTGATCCATTTCTCTTTTGAACTTTAATTCCGTTGGTCATACTTTCTTCCATTCGTTAAATTTTAATTTTGCTACTAGTCCAGAATAGGTATTGGATTCTATCACAGATTGGACATTAAGTCCAGATAAAACCATATCATTTATATCTTTTTCTTTAATTAAACTTGGCCATATTACAATAGATTCCCCAGACTCAATTCTAGATTCTATTCTTTTATGAATTTCTTGATTTCTAGGTTCGTTGTCATAAACATATACTGGGTGAGAAATATTTAGATCTTTTAAATTCAAATCAGACCCACACATAGCAACAGAATTTTGAATAAATGTCGAGTCAAAAGGTCCTTCTATAACATAGACTGGTTTGTCCAAATTTACTCCATCGTACCCATATATTTTTGGGGCGTCTTCTTCCAACATAATTGTAATATATTTGACTTGACTTGGCCCGATAGATCTACCTTGAAATCCTATTAGTTGTTTTTTATAATATAGAGGAATGACAATTCTAGATTCTTCGTACTTCAAACTTTTTTGGTCAAATGTTTCATGTACTGTATTTGTCCATTCTTTAAATTTTTCAGCATAGTAAAAATTGTCCGAATTTAATTTGCGATTTTCCAAATATGATTTGGCAATGCTGTTTTCACTTGCTTTAGGTAAATTTAAAGTTTTTTTAAATACTGGTTTTTTGAAATTGAACTTTGGTGCTTCAGCTGTAAAGTTTTTACCAGTAAATCCAGATGAATACTTTTCTAAGCAATATTCTTGATGTAATATTGGATCTATTTGTTTTAGATAATTGTTTAAAGATATATTGACACCACAATTATGGCATTTATAATTTGTATTGTTTTTTACTGAATAAAAATATCCTCTTGCCCTAGATTTGTTTTTCTGTGAGTCCCCACAAATGTTACACCTACAATTATAAAGATTTGAATTCTTTTTAGTAAATTTTACCAATCGTGTTGATATTAGATTGATATACTTGTCATCAATCAAATCCATAATCAAATTCTTCGGAGTTTTCAATCATAGCATGGGACCCCCCACCATGTCAATCTAATACTTTGATTCCATTCGCATTCTATTGTGTTGTTGCATTTCACTTGGTGTCCACCAACCAGAAGCTAAACTGGACAATGATGCAGCAAGAATCGTCAAAAGAACTCCACATCCAACAGTCATCCACTTTATTTTATTGATTTCTAGTACTTTTTCTTCTATTGATTCTATTCTTTTTATTACTTGTTGATGATCATCAATATTTTCTCTCTTAATTTCATCTATCATTTTTATTAAAATACTGTCAGACTTATTACACTGTTCAATTCTTTCATCATGAACAGCAAGCATTCTGGTTATATTTGTATTAACTTCACTTAATTTTTGAATGGCATCATCCAGTTTATGTACTATGTTAGAAAAATCCAAAAGTTTTTGCTCTAGTACAGCTAATTTTATTGATTCGTCTGACATTGTTAGTATTGTTTTTATATTAACTCACCAACAAATAACCTTTAATAATATTTAGAATTCAGAGTAATCCCATTGATTTAAGCCAAGCTTCGTATTTTTTACTATAGGTTTTTGATCTCCTATCAACTAAACCACCGATAGTTCTACGAAACGCCCCCAATTCAGTTTTTGGGTCAAATCCAGCAGTTGGTCCTTCTGCAGGTGAGCTGCCACCAAATGCTCCACCTTGCCCAGAAGCATTTGCTACCATATTTTCTCTTATTAATTGTATAATCTTATCTAACTTACTCATTTGTAATTATTTCTAGTTGTGACATACAAAAATCATCTATTGGAATGTCATGTATATACCCCTTTGGATATTCAGGTAATCTATCAAAAAAGACAACAAAGGTTTTCATGTAAGACCAGAGATCCTTATCAATTTTAAAAAATAGCATGGGAGTGGTCGCATCACCAAAAATATTATAAAGTATTATAAAATGATTAATTAAAAGGTGTGTTTTTAGCACACCTGTATTTCTATATCTTCTAAGTAATCTTTTTATATACTTAAAATGATTTAAATCTTTTTCAAAATCTTCTTTTGTTACTGCTTGAGGGTTCTCGTAATTTTTAATAGCAAATAAAAGAAAATTATCCTCATTCAGTTCATTAAATAACATATATTATCACACTAATGGATTTGCATCATATAGTGGAGCATTACCTGTTTGGATACCAGACATTGCAACGAATGTTTCAGTCTTAACTCTGTATTGGCCTTGTGAATCAACATAAGTCATAATTCCTACCCATCCACCATGAGCAGGGGAATACTTAGTATTTTGAGCTGCAGCAATTCCAGCGGTAGAAACACCAGCTACATATGGCTCATAGTTTGTATGAGTCTGGCTATATTGACTATCAAGAATTAAATACTTTGGAAGTTGTGATATACTAAAATCAGTGTTAGCAATAGCTGTCCCAGTGAGATTTGCAGTTGATCCAATAGAAAGTTGAGTTGTACTGGCAATACCAACAATTACTGCATCACCGAAATATGTCCCACCAACAACACCAAATCTGATGATGTCTCCAGTTGATGCGGTACCAACTGCACCAAAGTTAGTTCCAGTTGCAGTTACAATTCCTGTGGCATAATTTAGCCAAACTTTTCCATTTGATGAAATGTTGTCGTTATTTCCCCAGAGTGCCATTCGTTTTACCTTTAAAAACTATTTAATCTATAGAATATTTATGTTGTTATGATGTTTAATAAAAAAGGGAGAGGCCAAAAATCCTCTCCCTTTTTAATATAATTTAAATATCAGCAATTTTTTAAAAGTGCGGTTCTAACTGTATTAGAAATCAAATTATCAACATCATTGTCTGTAGTTTGCACATAACGATCTAAAAGTTCACATACAAGTCTTTTTGTATGACAAGAATTTAATGCAGCAAAAAGAAGTGGTTTTACAACTTCTACTAATACTCCCATGATGTCCTCCTTAATATTTTTTGGATGTAATCCAAAGATATTTAGGAAACCAATGTGCTTTTTTTGTATACATTTATAAATTCTTTCAATTTCAATTTAAGTTGAGTTGATCTGACTTTTGGTGATTTAGATCTTTTATCTGGTTTGTTCAATTTTGGTTTTTTATGTGGCTTCACTTTTAAATCTTTTGGTGCTGGAAACCCTGGGAGCCACTTTTGAGTATACTCTCTAGAAGGAGTAGAAATCGGTTTCTGTGGCTTCTTTGGTGATTCAGTTTCTGGAGCAACAGTAACATACGAAACACCACCTCCTGTTTTTTGTATAGGAGAACGATCTCGTCTAGTACTAACTCTGGCTTTTTCTGCAGGAGTTAGTACATCACTACCTCTGGGCCTAGGTCTAGACCCAGCAATATTTGCTTCCAGTATAAATTCATTAAATGTAATAGACATATCAGTCTTCTACTTTTTTGGGAAGTCCTTCATGTGAAGTTTTCGCAAATTTGCGAATTTCCGCTTCAGACATTTTATCAACAATATCAAGAACTGCTTGGCTCACTTCAGATCTTGGAGTTTCACCTCTTTTTACAGAAAGTGCAAGACCAAACAATTTTTGTTGTTGTTGGCTTTCTGATTTTTCTAGAAGGAATGCTTCGATTTCCTCTTTAACTCCAACTCTTCTTTTTGCGGTTTCCCTTGCAGCAGTATCTACAACGGCTTTAGTTGCTCTCCTTGCTCCCTTAATTAGAGCTGCTTGAACATTTCTACCTGCTGGTGTTTCAAATGGCTTCCTTAGTTCAGAGCCAGCTTTACGAGCACCAGAAACAGCTCTTCCAGCAGTTTGTGCAGTCTGTTTTGCAGCGGTGGAAAGTCCTTGTCTAGCGGCACGATCTCTTTCTATGCCTGCTTGTACAAATTTAGTAGCAGAAGTTATACCTCTAGCTAAAGCATCAAGAGCTGGTCTAGACTTAGGTTGAGTCTTAACTGCTTTTTCTACTGAATCGTTTCCTTGGGAAACTGTAACTTTTTTTGCTGCTGTTGGTTTAATTTTGGCTGCTTCTCTAGCGTCAATTTCTGCTTTTATTGCTTCATATGATTTTCCACCTTTTCTTCTCTTGGCAGCTCTTGCCTCAGTCAACATAAAATCTTCGGAAATATAGAATACATACTCAAGGAATTTTTCGTGGCCAAGGTCTTCAATTACCATACCAAGACCTTCATCATTCAATCCTCTATCATAAAAATATTGAGCAGCAATATCAATTACTTCCTCGATATATTCTTCTGATAACTCTACCTGCTCACCTATATTTACATTTGGGTTAATATCAATTTTATTATGAATATTTGATCTTTCTTTAATTTGTTTTTGCTTTGACCCTTCAATTTCATCTTCAATGTCACCTATTGCTTCATATAAATCATGTCTCCAGTCTGAGAATGACTCGTCAACTTTTTTGGCTTTCTTCTTAAATTTACCTTTTACTTCATCTTTTTCATATCCAACTCCATCGCCATCATCATCCCACCATCTTTTTGGTTTGTCTTCTTTCTCTTCTTCGTCTTCCTCTTCTTCTTCGTCTTTCTCTTCTACTTCTTTGTCATTTTCCTTTTCGTCTTCGTCTTCTTTTTTTGATTTACTATACTTTTCTTCAACATACTCTAGATATTCATCTCTATTTAAAATGACATTACCTGAAACAGATTCCAAATAAATCTGTTTCATTTCATTTAGACTTTCTACGATACGATCAGACATTTGTATAAATTATTAAAACCTATACATTTATTTATTATTTCTTTAAGCTTCTCTTATATTTTTGAATAAAGTTTTTGATCTTGGTAGTACCTGTCATTTTCATAGTATAGTTCCTAAGTTCATCCGTCCCAACTAATCTTTGGTCCGCAGGAACTCCAGATACATCAGTCCATTCAGTGACATCTTTAATCCAAGATTTAAACATTATATTATCTTCCGTTACACATATCAAATAATTTGGTCCCCTACGAATTACTTCTCCAATCAATCCAGTATTTAAGTTTTGGACTCTTTCGCCAATTCTAAAGATATTTTCTTGATAATATTGTTCTCTTAATCCTTTTGGGTCAAGTTCTGGTGCATATTTCCAAACTTCTGCTATGTCTTGCGGCTCCTGTTGTGCTTCCTGTCCTTTACCTAACATAGATCTTTGGACAGCAAAAAACAAAGCCTGAGCATCTTTATCTTTTATTTTTTTAGGTATACCAACTTTAAATTTATTGAAATCATTTTGTATTGCAGCTTTTCTTAAACTTGAGGATGAACTTTCTGCATCTGGATCAGTTGGACCAGAAGGTATTACATTTATTTCATCAAAATTATAAAGTTTTCCATTGTGTTGGCCAGAAAGTCTTTCAAATTCGGATACTCTATCTAATCCAGCAATAATATTTACTTTATCGTATCCATCTTCGTTTGCTGCCATCAATACATCAAAAATAGTTTTCATATCTTTATCATTAACGATATTATCTTTGATGTCTGGAAACATCTTTCTCATATACTTAATCTTAGAAGCAGGATCGAGTGGATTCTTTTCATTATCCTGCATTCTAGATGGATATATTCTAAGTTCACCACCAGCTGAAATTTCTTTTGCCTTTCGAATTAATTTCTCGTGTTTTAATGAAGGTGGATTGAATTTAGCAAATACTATAGTAAGTGGAAGATCTTGCTCTATTTCTGGTGGCGTAGGTTCTTCTTTTGGTGGAGAAATACCTTTTCTTTCAGCTGGAGCAGGTGGTGGCTCAATTACTCTCTGTGGTACTTTTGGTCCAGCTGGACCTGGCTCCGCTTTTTCTGGTGTTGGACTCTTTTTCCGAATCATCTCAAGATCACCACCGACAGTTTGTGCTACTACCTTACCACTTCTGTCTACCCAGTTTCCATGGCCATCAGAATTTAATCCAAGACGATACGCCTTTTCTGATGCTCTGGAGCCACGAAATTCTAATATAAATTGCGAAAACTTTTTCATTCTTGTTAGGAATTCCTTACTTATTTATCATTAACCTCTTGGTGGGTTACTATCATCGCTATATCTCGTAGATCTTCTTCTTGTGGATCTAGTTCCAGGGGCAACTGCCCTATTTGGATCATCTGCAGTTTGAATTACAGGTTTTCCTGGTTTTATTTGATCGCCTTTTCTAAGGATATCATAAGTTAGTGGTTTTCCTTGTGAAGCTAATGGCTGTCTTCCACCTGAACCAACAAATGTTGGAGAAGCAGTTGGTCTTTTTGCTTCTGCTTCTCTACCTGCTCCTGTTGACCTATTCCTTCTCAAAATAGCGTCTGCTTGTTGTGTTGTTCTTTGTTGTGCCGTAGTTTCTCTTCCTTGTCCTGGAGTAGATAAATTCATAGTTCTAGATTGTACTCTACCCCCAGAAGACGAAGCTCCTCTGCTTCGTATTCCCGCTCTGATTGCAGCTGATTGGTCCACATTAGTTTGTGATATTCCCAACATACTTCTTCTTTCTTGTGATGCTGCTCTTCTTGCAGCCTTTTCTTCTGGAGTTAATACTTCGTTTATAAGTTCATCATACCAATCATCACTGACTACCTTTAGTATTTTTAGTGCCGATACCATATCATTGGCAAATCCATTTTCTACCAAGTATTCAGCGATGTACAATTCCATATGTATATTAGTACTTTTTTTACTATTTATAAAAAAACCTCCCGAAGGAGGTTTAAATCAAACAATAAGTTTTTCCAGTTCTTTATCCAATTCATTCATAATAGAACGGAGTCTTTCTACTCTAGCTGGAGCAAATTCTTTACTATAACCAGCAGTAGATCCATCTAGGACCTGAAGAAGTTCCAATGCTGATATAGCGTCCAATGATATAGTTAGTTGTTTTTGTTTCGTCATGATTTAAGATAGTGATTTAGATAATTCAGAATTAATCGTATAAGCAATTTCTTTAGGAACATTATTATATTCTGCCCTAAAATCTCCACTATGAATTATAATAGAGCATAGATTTTCTTTCTGTGCATCACGAATAGAAAACTTATCTGGAATCCCATTACCATCTTCTAAGAACAAAAGTTGTCCAACAGATTTTTCTGGGAATAAATTCGGTAATTTATTTCTCCAATCATCCCACTCAGGAGATAGTTTTCTAGAATTGAATCGAGTAGATATCATATCAACTACTTTATTTAATTCCGCATCATCAAGCAAAATAGTAAAATGATTTCTGGTAATTTCCTTTACTCCCCTAAGAATTTTACTTAACGAATTTTTTGCTACTTGTTCCGCAAGTGCTTTTCTGAGTATAGGCCTCCAGTTTTTAGCAAACTCTGCAGAAAAACTTGGATATTTTCTTTCCAATTCAGATACACTGACCTTTCTAGTAATTGCTGTCATTCAAACATCCCCTTGCTTTCTATTTTCAGAACGATAAACATCAAAAGTACCATCAGGATAACGAGCACTCAGTTTTTCGTAATTCATTTGAAGAATTTCATCGAAATTAGTACCAAGTGCCATACAAGCCTGAGCTAGATACCAACAGATGTCACCAAGTTCACGCTTTAGATGAAATTCAGTTTCTTGAGTATATGGTTTCCCCTGTAGGAAAACTTTCTTTACTACTTCAGTAAATTCTCCTGCTTCTGCACTCATACCAAAAGCAGCAGTCAGAAGTCGAGGAGTATCGGCACCAGAAGAAGTTTCAAGTTCAACGATACGAGAAATCAAACTTTCAGTGTTGCTACTAGCAGGACTTGTAGTTTGGCGAACAAAGTCAATATACTTGTCGCTATCAATTTTTTGTACTTTTTCCATCAGAATGTAAAACTCCTAAATTTATTCTTCAAATCAGATTGGTGTTCTTCGTCATTATACTCCTCTTCTTGCCCAGAGTCAAGTATGTCCTTTTGTGCAGACTGATCTACATCATATAAACGCATTTTTGCTCGATCTATTCCTACGACAAACTTTTTATGCATAGATTTATCGCTATACCTATTTTTTAGTTGTTTTACAAGTATTTGATTTAATTGTTCTAATTCATCAGTAGAAATTAAAGCAAAAAGAAAATCAGCAGTCGCAGGCAAACCAAAAGATTCAGAAGTATCAGTCAACTCTGGATCAGATGATGCAAATCCAGATCTAGTAGTTTGGGTGGCACTCATGATTGGAACATTAAACTCAACTGCAAGTCCCCTTAGTTCCTCAGCAATAGATTTAACATAAGAATACGAATTTACTGATATGTTACCTTTATACCTACTTGATGCACAGATGTTGAGGTAATCAATAAAGATAGCATCTGGTTTAAATGATTTCTTTAAAGACAATTCATTCAATAATGCTTTAAAGTGCCCAGCATGAGCAGATGCAGTTGGGTATTCCTTGATAATCAAAGATCCTTGTGTCTTTCTTGAGATAGAATTAATTTTATTTTCAAAGGTAGACTTGGATAAATCTTTAATATCTTGAATATTGATATTCATTTGATTTGCGTCAATTCGCTCAGCAATTTTCTCTTCTGCCATTTCAAGCGTAATGTACAATACATTTTTCCCCTGGAGCAAGTAGGAGCCAGCCATATGGCACATGAATAAAGATTTGCCGACATTTGTACCAGCAAGTGCGATATTAAGAGTTTTAGGAGAGAGGCCGCCGTTGGTAATTTTGTTAAAATATTCAAGATCAAAAGATAGTTTGTTTTCTTTTTTGTTATATGAGTCATACCTTAATTCGTAATCTAGTAAATAATCGTGTCCAACATGATTGTCAAAACTCACTCCTAATGCATTTGAAAGGATGGATGGGATAGAGTCTCTGTTTTTCTTCTCATCTTTTCCATCTGCAATTTGAATTGATTCCATGAGAGCAAGATAAATTGCTCTATCTTTGCACCACTTTTCAGTTACATCAATCAACCACTGCAATTCAGATGGAACATTATCTATTGCATTGATGGTTGATACAATTTCTTTATAAGAAGATTCGTTGAGATCTGTCCTGTTTTCTACTTCAATTAGTAAAGCTTCATTTGTTGGCAATTTATTGTATGTTTGTATAAAAGAGTTGATTTCGACAAAGATTATTTTTTGATTGTAATCTTGGAAATATTCTTCTTTTAAAAATGGCAATACTTTTCTAGTATACTCTTCATTGTAAATTAAATTCCTTAAAATCAAAAACTCAATCTTTTCCATCAAGTACCATAACTAAATTCTTCTTTTGCAATGCCATCTAATTTTTGCATTACTTCTTCGGTAAAGTATTCTTCAGGATTTGCAAGAATCTGCTTCCCATAGATTTTTTTACCTTCCATTTCATATCGTCCTGCTACATTCTTCCAGAGTCCACCAAGTTCACCAAGTTCCAGAAGACCATAATAACGATCAAGGCCGCGCTCGTCATAATACAAACGGACTTCAACATCTTTGTTTTCTTTACTTAAACGCGACTTAGCAGTCTTAGCTTTGATAATATTGCCGACCACTTCTGTTCCATCCTTTTCTTTCTTTTTGCTGAGATAGATGATCGTAGATGCTGCGTACTTGAGTCCACTACCTCCACCCATTTCTTTAGTTGGTACATAAGCTCCGATAACATCATAAGTGTGATTAGTAACGATCATGGGAATATTTGCTTGACCAAGTTTCAAGGTAAGCATACGGAATGCCCCTTTAATCAGTTGTGATTTGGTCATATCACGAACTTCTTTATCGTTCAAAGCATCATTGATCTCTTTACTCGTAGAAAGCATTCCCAGAGAGTCTAGCACAAACATGCAGGGACTGCGTTCTGCTTCAGGTTTTTTCATGTAAAGATCTACTGCTTTGAGCGCCTTTCCACGAAACTCTTCAACAGTAACAACATTAATAACCACCAGACGAGAAGTATCAATTCCACGAGATTCTAATAGAGATTTAGTAATAGCAGCCTCAGTGTCAAAGTAGAGACAATAACCATTGGCATGAGTATCAAGAAAGTTCTTAACCACGGCGAGAGAGAAAAAAGTCTTTCCAGTAGAA